AGGCCATGATGAAGCGGCGGTATGTGTCGTAACACGCCTGTAGGTCGCCATAGCGGCGGATGGAGAAGTCAACGATTAGGCCATCGGGGAGATTGAGGGCGCGGTCGGCCAGGGCTTGGACGCGCTCTTGTTGCGGGGTTGCGGCTGGCATGAGGGCTCCGAAGGGCGATGCGCCCCCGAGCAGTATGTCTGTAGGCACTTTTCGCGTCGACCCCTAGGACCCTGGGATCACGAGATCGTGAGATCAACCTAACAAACTGCTAACTCAAAAATATGGGGTGTGTTGGGTTGTAGAAGTGAACGGACTCGCCTTGGTCACGGGTGCCTCGCGAAAAGTGCCTACTCACATACAGCACCAGGGCGCGAGGGGCTCTGTTGACGCTGGCGACGCTGTGCGCCCCACAACCCAAAGAAAAAGCCCCCGAAGGGGCTTTGCGCTTCGCGCGTTGGAGGATGATTCCTAGTCCTCGTCGAACCATTCATCCCCGATGTAGCCCCTCATGTTGAAATCGGGGCCAGATTGATAGACCGCGCCGCAGGTAAGCAGCATCCAGGCGGACAAGCCCCGCGCGGTTTGCATCCAGTCATAGAACCACGTTTGCATGTGTGACCTTTCCGCCCCCGAAGGGGCTTAGGGGAGGGGTAGGGGTGTGTGTTTAGTCCTCCGTGGCAGTCTCAACGAGGTAGGACCAGCCGCGGAGAGACACGAGGAACATAAACCCCTCGGGAACCGGAAGGCCGTTCATCTCCAACGCCTTTGCGAAGCCGACGCAGTAGGACAAGGCTTCATCCTCGCGCTTCTTCCCTTTGAGCCCTAGCGCCTGCATCCTCTCGATGCACGCTAAGCTCATCGCCCTGTTGGTTTCAGTGATGGTCATTCATAGCCTCCATTGTTGATCTCCCATTATGCCCACACCCTCCCCCCAATGTCAACACCCTCACACCCTCCACCCTCACCCCCACGCTTTAACACCCTGGCGTTAGGTGCGCGCAGCACCCACCCCCCACCCGCCGACACCCCCCGGCCCACGCGATGGGGGGTGGGTTGTTACACCTCCGTGTGTTTGTGGGTGGTATATACTACGGTTTCCGCCCTCCTAGTGGGTCGGACGCTCGATGCTACTTAACACCGCGCCCGCGCGCGCATAGGCCAGGGCCGCCGCCGTGTCAACCCCCTCCCAGCCGCCGCCTTGACACCAGCCCTAGGGGGTGCAATGGTGCTGACCTACCACCGCGTGACAGCGCCCGCCGCCTCAGTGAGCCCGACCCCTACCCCGCCGTAGTATATACTACCCACACGGATGCCTCCTTTGCCCGACGACTCCTCTCCCGCCCTGACCCCCGCCGAAGTGGAGGAAATTATGACCACCCACTTCCCCGCCGGGTTCACCTCCGCCCGCCGCGTGCAGGCCCCGGTGAGGATTGAGGAACTGGTCTACGAGGTCGGCCCGCTGGACGCAACCCACCTAGCCGAAGCCGAAGCCTACACCGCCGACCCCCACACAATGGGAGTCACCAACCCCACCCTAAAGCACATCCGCCAGTCCCACCACAAACTGGCCCAATTCCTCTCCATGGGGATGGAACAGACCCGCGCTGCGGCCCTCTCCAACTACTCCCCCGCGCGCGTCAGTATCCTCCTCTCCGACCCGGCGTTCCAAGACCTCGTGGCCCACTACAAGGGCATTGTGCATGACGAGTTCGCGGACTTTGTGAGTGCGGCGTCGGTCCTTAGCATGGACTTCCTCCAACACCTCCAGGCCACCTTGGACGAGAACCCCGAGAAGATCACCCCCCAACTCGCCATGGAGGCCGTGAAGCTTCTAGCCGACCGCTCAGGCAACGCCCCCACCTCTAAGACCCTCAACGTCAACGTGAACATGGGCATGGGGGACCGCATCAAGGCCTCCCGCGAACGCGCCGCCCTCGCCTACCTCAATGAGCAGGCGGCCTCCGGTGAGCAATGATGTCATCGCCCTTCAGGAAGAACTAGGCACCTACGCTTACCGCCCGCGCGCCTTCGTCTACGCCGTGTTCCCCTGGGGGGAGAAGGGCACCGACCTAGAGCGCCGAGTTGGCCCCGAGAAGTGGCAGGACGCCGCCCTTACCTACATCGAACAGCGCCTCCTTGAGGGCCTCACCACCCCCGGCCAGATCATCGCCGAAGCCATCCAACTCGCCATCCGCAGCGGCCACGACATCGGCAAGAGCGCCTTCGTCTGTTGGATCATCCTCTGGGCCATCTCCACCCGCGAGGACACCAAAGGCGTGGTCACCGCCAACACCGAGAAGCAACTCCGCCTCAAGCTGTGGAGCGAACTCGCCAAGTGGAACCGCCTCTTCCTTGGCCGCGCCCTGTTCAAAGTCACCGCCACCGCCATCCAAGCCTCCGACCCCGAGCGGGAGAAGGAGTGGAAGGTCGACGCCATCCCTTGGTCCGAGGACAACACCGAGGCCTTCCAAGGCCTCCACAACTACGGCAAGCGCGTCCTGGTCATCTTCGACGAGGCCTCCGGCATCACCGACAAGATTTGGGAAACCGTGGACGGCGTGATGAACGAGGCCGACACCGAGCTCATCTGGATCGCCACGGGGAACCCCACCCGCAACATCGGCCGCTTCCGTGAGTGCTTCGACCCCGAGGGCCAGGGCCAGTTCTGGCACACCATCCGTGTGGACTCCCGCGAGGTCACCTTCACGAACAAGGATCGCATCCAACGCGCCATTGACCTTTGGGGCGAGGACTCCGACTACATCAAGGTCCGCTGGCTGGGCGAGTTCCCCGAGGCCGGTAACGCCCAACTCATCCCCACCGACTACATCCTCACCGCGATGTCCTGCACCCCGCAGAGCTTCCTCTACGAGCCCCTCATCCTCTCCGTGGACGTGGCCCGCTTCGGGGACAACGAGTCGGTGCTCCTCTTCCGCCGGGGGAAGGACGCCCGCACCCTCCCCATGCAGCGCATTCGGAAGATGGACACCATCGGCCTTGGGAACGCCATCGTCTCCGCTATCGCCTCATTCGGCCCCGACGCCGTGTTTATCGACGAGGGCGGCATCGGCGGGGGCGTGATCGACTTTGTGCGCCACCTAGGCCACCACGTCATCGGGGTCAACTTCGGCTCCGCTGCCTCCACCCCCCTCGGGGGCGAGAAGGCCTACAACAAACGGGCCGAGATGTATCTCTCCCTGAGGACGTGGCTGAGAGAAGGCGGCGCAATTGAGAACTCCTCCGACCTCAAGTCCCAACTGGTGGGGATCGAATACGGCCACTCCAAGGCGGGCAAGAACGCCGACTCCATCATGCTCTCCCCTAAGGAGGAGATGGACACCTCGCCCGACCTCGCGGACGCGCTCGCCCTCACGTTCGCCTACCCCGTGGCGGCGAAGGCGTGGAAAGGGAAGGCCCAAGTGAAGGTGGAGTATGACCCCCTGGGTGCATCCGCCCTCCCCAACTTCGACGCCTACCCCGACTCCCGTGAAGTCGCCTATGCCGGAGGGTGGAACTGATGGCCTTCCTCCCCGCCGCTAGAGCCGCCGCCTTGGGTGCAACCGCCCTCGCAGGCGCAGGCCTTAAGAAGGCCCTCACGCCGCCCAAACCCCCGCAGCCGCCGCAACCCCCCTCCATCGGCGCGGTCCTCCAACCCTCCTATAGCCTATTGGGTCCCCAAGAGGGCTCCCTCGGCGGCACCTTCCTCGGCAACAACCGCGCCCCGAACATTGCGGGTGGGAAGAAGAAGACGTTGGGGGGTGCCTAGGTGAGTAAGAAACAATCCATTGAACGTGTAAGGTGGGTGGACTCCTGTTCCCCCCGAGGGTGGACTCAGAAGGAGGCGCTGAAGGGCTACGTCCCCGTGCAGATTGAGTCCATTGGGTGGGTGGTGTCAGAGGACGCCAACAGCCTTACCCTCGCAGGTCACGCTAGCACCACCGAATACGACGGCATCATGTGCATCCCCAAGGCCGTCATCACGTCGAGGAAAAAGCTCTAGTGGCACAAACCTCCGGCCTCGACCGTCTCTCCCCGCAGATGAAGTCCGCGTTGCGGGGGTATGTCCAACAGCGGATGGAAATCCTTCGCTCCTACCGCGTCACTTGGTGGAGTCACTGGAGCCTCTTGGCCGAGATGTTCCTCCCCCGGCGCTACCGCTACTTTGTGACGGCCAACCAGTGGGCACGGGGCTCCCCAATCAATCAGGCCATAGTCGATGAGACCGGCCTCCTCGCGGCCCGCACCCTTGCCACGGGCCTCCTCAGCGGCCTCACCTCCCCCACCAAGCCCTGGTTCCGCCTGGGCCTCCAAGGCATTGACGACATCCCCGAAGGCCCCATTGCCGTGTGGCTCGCCGACTGCACCAAGAGGATGCTTGCGGTTTACGCAGGGTCCAACTTCTACCAAGCCCTTGGTCAAGCCTACCACGACCTCGTTGTCTTCGGCACCGCCGTTCTTATCCAATACGCCGATGAGAACGATGTGGTCCACTTCTCTTATCCCCCTCTTGGCACCTACATGCTGGGCCTTAACGCCAAGAATGAGGTGGACACCTTCTACGAGGAATACACCTACACGGCCAAGCAGGCCGTTGATGAGTTCGGCCTTGAGAACGTCTCCATCTCCACGCGGGAACTCTACAAGCAGCCCTCCGGCAAGGACACCGAGGTCATCATCGGCCACTCCATCGAGCCCAACGCGGATGTGTATGAAGCCGGCGCGAAGAACCTCGGCCTCGTGTGCCCCGCCAAGTTCCCCTACCGCGAGGTCTACTGGGAACGCGGCTCAGCTACGGGGATCATCGGCGACGGTCAACTCCTCCGCGTGAGGCCCTTTAGCGAAATCCCCTTCATGGCCCTCCGGTGGGATGTGACCGCGAATGACGCCTACGGCCGCTCCCCTGGCATGGACGCCCTGCCAGCGGTGAGGCAGCTTCAAATCCAACAACGTCGCCTCGCTGAGGCCATCGACAAACAAGTCCGCCCCCCCATGGTCGCCTCGGTGAACATGAAGAACGAGCCCATGGACATCCTCCCCGGCGGCGTGTCCTTCGTGGCCGACCCTGCGGCCTCCGGCTTCAAACCCGCCTTCACCGTGACCCCCCAGGTGAACGAACTCAACCAAAACATCTCCCTCACGCAAACCCGCGTTAAGGAGACCATGTTCAACAACCTCTTCACCACCATCACCGACCTGGACACGGTGCGGACCGCGACCGACATCGACGCCCGGAGGGCGGAGGCCACAGTCCTCATCGGCCCCGTGATTGAGCGGACGCAGTCCGAAGGCCTCGATGATGGCGTGGGCCGCACCTTTGCAGAGATGTCCCGCCGGAGCCTGTTCCTCCCGCCCCCACCCGAAATCCAGGGCGCGGAGATCGAGGTCCGCTACATCTCTATGTTGGCCGAAGTCCAACGGGCCGCAGGCACCGCCTCAATCGAGCGCTTCTTCGGCTTCGTGGGCTCGTTGAGTGCGCTGAAGCCCGACACTGTTGACATGGCCGACTTCGACAAGGGGGTTGAGGAGTATGGGGAACTGCTGACCGTGAGCCCCGAGTTGATCCGCGCCACCCAACAAGTCCTCGCCATCCGCGAAGCCCGCGCGAAGCAAGAACAAGCCGCAGCCGCCCTCCAAGTCGGAGCCGAAGCCGCCAATGCCGGGAAGACCCTTTCGGAGACCCAAGTGGGAGGGGGAATCAATGCGTTGCAATTGGCCCTGGGGCAGGCGGCATGAGTGCGCTAAAACAGGACCCAGGCTTCCTTCGGTGGATGGAAGAGAACGCTGCCCGAAAGAGGGACGCCCAACGCAACGGGTGGTTCCGTAACTGGTCGGGGTGGCCCTTTTGTGCTGTATGCTATGAAGAGGCCTTAACCGCGCGTGGCCTCACGCGTGCTACAGCCTTAGAGGCCCAATTCCACCACGATACCGAACCCGAACGCCGCATTAAGGATGGGGACAAGTGCGACAAGTGTGGGGCCATCTTTCCGGCTAACTCCATCCCGTGGAGTGACCAATGACCCAAACCTCCGCCTCTTCCGAGAAACAAATCCGCGCCGCGAAGGAACTCGCCAAGC